CGACTGGACAAACTGGGGCTACTGGTGCAACGGGACAGACTGGCGCTACGGGAAGTACAGGTGCTACTGGAGCAGCCGCAATAGCAAATCTTCAAGACATTTTAATGCTTGGCGGTATGTGATAAGATTGCGCTATGGCCAAGATAGCAACCTACTCAATATGTAAGAATGAGGCTAAGCATATCCTCAGATGGGTTGAGGCAACTAAGGATGCTGACTATCGCATAGTAGTAGACACAGGCTCTACCGATGGTAGCCAAGATATGCTACGAGCATTAGGCGTTACTGTCTACCAGATACACCTAGAACCATTTCGCTTTGATGTGGCTCGCAACACAGCCTTATCACTCGTACCAGAGGATGCCGATGTCTGCGTTATCTTGGATATGGACGAAGTTCCAGAACCGACGTTCTTTAAGAAAGTCCGCAAGAAGTGGTTACCAGGTACACATCTTGGCTGGATCAGCATGGATACTGGCCAGAAGTGGGAACGAGATAGGCTCCACTCAAGGTTTGGTTGGTACTGGAAATATCCATGCCACGAAGTGCAACTGTGGTACGGGCAAGGTGACACACGAGATTGTGACATCCGCGATGCCGTTATACAACACCTTCCAGACAACGACAAATCCAGAGGACAGTATCTAACCTTACTGGAAATGGCTGTCAAGGAAAATCCACAAGATGCTCGCATGTGGACATACATGACAAGAGAATATTACTTCCACCACCAATGGCAGAAAGTCATTGACTCAGCGGAAAAACAAATTCCGCTCAATGGATGGGATGTAGAACAAGCCGCTGTCTGCCGATGGGCAGGTGAGGCTAGTCATCAACTGGGCTTGCATGAGCAAGCAACCGCTTGGTATGACAAAGGTGTACAACTTCTTCCCCGTGAAGGTGAATCATGGTACGGCGTAGCAATTGATGCTTATCGTCGTGAGGATTGGGCCAGGTGCTTAGATGCTTCTATCAACGCTTTGGAACGTCCTCGCTCCGTCCACTACTGCTACGAATCAGCAGTCTGGGACTGGAAGTCCTATGACCTTGCATCAATCTCTGCTTACAACCTCAAGCATATTGATGAAGCAATAGTCTTTGCAACAGAAGCCGTTAAGGGCAATGGCGAAGAAACAGAGCGTATTCAACGCAACCTCAACTTCTTTAGACAGGTGAAGAATGACACATCAGCACACAACAAAGGTAATTGACTGGGGCTTAAACGCCACATACGACACAGTACCTATCAAGTATGGTTGCACCAAGTGCGATGAAGTATTTACTGAAATTCCTAAATATGACGAAGTACCATCTGCTCACTCTAGCCACACAGAGTATGTAGATGATTGCTTTGGTTGCAAGGCCAAGACTTTAGAACTTTCCACAGGTGATGCCGCTGGTAACAAAGGTATGTCAACCAAAAAGTGGAATGCTGAACTAGATGCTTATGCAGATGCTCGCTCACAAGGCATCCAACCTGCAGGTACAACCATGAAGGCTGTAGCAGAAGCAAAGGAAGCAAGCGACAAGATCGGCGTCGCATTTGATGCTGGCACAATGCCAGCGGCAGCAAAGATTACCAAGCAATCGGCGAAGGTAATGAAAGAATCGGGAGTCATCTAATGGCAGCAGCAAAAAAGGGCATGGGCTTTGCAGCAGCGCAAAAGTCAATTGCTAAAAAAGAAAGTGTGCCTATGAAGAATGCAGGCGCAATTCTAGCAAATGCAGCACGCAAGGCAAGTCCTGCGGCTGTTAAGGCTAATCCTAACCTCAAGAAAGTTACAGGCGTAAAAGCCAAGAAGGGCGGCAAATAATGTGCGTTTCATGCGGATGCGATTCAAACATGCCAAAAACAACTGGCAAGTTAGACGGTAAGCCAACTGCTACACCAGAAGGTTCTTACGAAGGCGTGGGCGGTACCGTCACATGGCCAACAAACAAGTAAAGATAACTGGCGAAGCAAACCAAGTTACAACTAAGACCATCATCATCGGTGGCAAAGAAGTGCAAGTAGTAGCACATCCAAGTTCAGTGAAAGGTAGATAATGACTGTACCCACTCTGCAATACAGTTTAAACAGATTGGCTGGCACAATTGTCAATGGGGTACCAACCCTTGACGCACAAGGTGCTGCCAATAAATGGGCAGCCACACCTACGCCTTTGGACTTGGATGGTGCGCTTAACTATCTTTACAACCAGCGTTTTGGTGCTAAAAACTATAGTACAGACATGCCAGGCATTCTTAATCTGCTTGCTGGCACTTACGGACTAGGCGAAGCATTAGCCGCCTCTTTAATAGCCTCATGACACTTTTCTCAGACCTTATAGACGAAACAGCCTTATCGCTGACAGGTTACACCAACCGTCAAGACCAGGCTACCTATCTGACAAGCCCAATGGCTGCAACAGATCTAACCTTTCAAGTAGCCGATGGCACAGTGCTAACTCGTGGCTTGGTTGAGATTGACGATGAGTTGATCTGGGTTGATTCATTTGACCGTACCAGCAATACAGCCACTATCCCTGCCTATGGCAGAGGATTTAGAGATACAACCGCTACAACCCACACAGCGGGTACGCGAGTAACTATTACTCCTTCGTTCCCACGCTCAGTAATTCGCCGCAATCTGCAGCAAGCAATTGATGCTGTCTATCCAGACTTGTTCGGCGTTTACTACACACTCTTTACATTCCAAGCAGCGGTAACAACTTATGTGCTACCAGATGAATGCGTAGATGTGCTGGCTGCCTCATGGCAGACCATTGGCCCATCTAAGGAATGGCTACCAATTCGCCACTATCGTGTAGATCGTACTGCTAACCCAATTGTATGGAACAGCGGTAAGACAATTTCTATCCGTGAAGGCATCATTCCTGGCCGTCAGATCATGGTTACTTACACCAAGAAGCCGACTGTTCTTCAATACGATTCAGATGACTTTTCTATGACTGGCCTTGAAGATACTTGCCGTGAGGTAATTGTTCTTGGTGCTGCCTACCGTACTGCAATGTACCTAGACTTTGGCCGTGTACCTGCGCTATCTGCAGAAGCAGGCTCAATGGGTCAAAACAACCCAGTTGGTTCAGCAGTCAACATTGGCCGTGCTATCCAGAACTTGTATCAGCAACGCTTACAAATTGAGATTCGTCGTTTGCAAGAGCAGTTCCCACCACGCACCCACTACACCTCGTAAGGATAGTAAATGCCAGCGGTTAATAGATATTACACATCAACAGCACAGGATACTACCCTTACCAGTTCGATTAACTCAACTGGCACAAGTGTCTCGGTTAGCGCAATTGTTGGTTACCCAACGCAATATCCATACATTATTGCCCTTGACTACAACAATGCCTCAGAGGAACTAGTCCAGGTTAACGGCGTTACTGGGTTGATCTTTAACGTTACTCGTGGCTTCAATGGCACAGCACCAACCACGCACGGTACAGGCGCAGTAGTGCGCCATGTTATTACCGCGCAAGATATGACCGAATTACAGGCTCATATTGCCGCTGAGGCGGATGTGCATGGTGTTGATGGCTCACTGGCAGGACAAGGCGATATAGCCGCATTTACATTTATGACAATGGGTGGATGACCCAATTACCAAGAAAAGGAAAATAAATGGCAACAGCATATAAGGTACTTGGGCAGGCGGTGCCAGCGGCTACAACGGCTGCAGGCGCATCCTCTAACCTCACCACTCTCTACACACCATCTGGTACAGCAGCAGCAGTAATTTCAACAATTGCTGTATGTAACCAATCAACCACTGCTCAGACATATCGTGTCTCAGTACGCGTTGCTGGTGCTTCAGATACTCCTAAGCAGTACATCGCTTACGATGTTCTTCTTGGTAGCAACGCTACAGACACACTTACTCTTGGCGTCACACTAGCCAACACAGACATTATCTCAATCGCTGCTTCAAGCACATCAGTTTCCTTCAGCGCTTTCGGATCGGAAATTTCCTAATATGTCAGTTAACCGTCACCCAAATACACAGGGTGTAACCATCAAGCAGTGGCGCTATACAGCCACTGGTGGTGAAACAACCCTTTCAGGTACAGATGGCTTTAGCCAATCTCTAACCTACACCGCTGGCGCCGAAGAAGTATTTATCAACGGCGTACTACTCGTTCGTGGCACAGACTATACAGCCACAACTGGTACCACTGTGGTACTAAACAATGCGCTAGTTGCTGGCGACATTGCTACGGTATCTGCACCATCTGTCTTCAACGTGGCTAACACCGTTCCATTGGCTACTGTTGCTGCCAAGGGCGATTTGATCGTTGGCAACGGAGCCGCATCAGTCACCAACCTCGGCGTAGGCGCTGACGGGTCAACACTCGTGGCAAACTCTTCTGCTGGTGCTGGAGTGTCTTGGACTGGTAATCAGGCTGGTGGCAAAAACGCAGTTATCAACGGGTCTTACGACTGGTGGCAGAGAGGTACAAGTTTTACCGTTGCATCTATTGCTTACACCGCAGACCGTTGGCAGGTATGGAGTACGGGTGCTGGTGGAAACTGCGTAGTAAGTCAAACATCAGGAACAAATGGCTCTAGATATGCCGCACAATTTGGTCGGCAATCAGGTTCAAGTTCCCTAACAACCCCAGTATTTGCCCAAACTCTTGAAACATCTGAGTCTTTGCGTTTTGCGGGGCAAACAGTATCGTTCTCATTTGAAGCATTGGCTGGTGCAAATTATTCAGCAAGTGGAAACTCTTTCACGGGAGCAATTCTTTGCGGAACTGGAACTGATCAAAACTTTACTGCTTTTACTGGTGGAAATTATCCAATAGTAAAAACTGCGACACTAACCACATCTAATCAACGCTTCACAATTAGCGGCACAATTCCTTCAGGAACGACTCAAATTGCTATTGTGTTTTCTTACACATCAACTGGTACTGCTGGAGCGGCAGATTATGCTCAGGTGCAAAAAGTTCAACTAGAACTAGGAGCAGCCCCAACTACCTTTTCCCGCGCTGGTGGCACACTTCAGGGGGAGTTAAATGCCTGTATGCGTTATTACGAGCAGTCTTATGACATTGGAACTGCCATTGGAACTAATACTCAAAATGGACAAGTAACATTTAGAGGACTGGGATACTCTGCATCTTCAAGC